CAGAAGCTAATCTCCCATCTCACACTCATACAGCAACAGTTGGAACACAAAGTGCCACCCATACACACACAGGCACAAGCGGTGGTGTGTCTGCTAATCACTATCACAGTTATGGAACACCTATAGGAACAACTGGAGCTACTAGCGGTATTATAGACTCAGTTACTGCAAGTAGTTCTGGAACACCAATAACTGGCGGTTCATCTGCCGATCATACACATGCAACTACATTCGGAACTGGAAGTGCCACACATACACATTCGGTTGCGAATTCTAATACTGGAAGTGGAACAGCGTTTGGAATTATGTCGCCATCAATAGTTGTAAACTTCATTATAAAAACATAGGAGAATAATTGGCTGGATCTTTTTCTTACAACACGATACCGACCAACCTTCCGAAAGGCAGTTCGTTTGAATCTGTAAAACCTCCAATTATTCCGACTGGGATAATAGAAATGTTTGCTGGTTCTACCGCACCAAACGGATGGTTGATTTGTAATGGCGATGCTGTAAGCAGAAGTGCTTATAGTGATTTGTTTAAGATTATCGGAACTACTTATGGTGTTGGTAATTCTAACTCCACATTTACTTTGCCAGATATGCGTGGAAGATGCCCTATCGGTGTTGGAACAGGTGCTTCTTTAACCGCTAGAACTTTAGGATCAAATGTGGGAGCAGAAACAGCAACATTAGCGGAAACTAATCTCCCATCTCATACTCACACAGCAACAGTAGGAACACAAAGTGCCAATCATACACACACAGGCACAAGCGGTGGACAAAGTGCAGACCACACACACTATTTTTCTCATACTGCTGGTACATCGGGTTCTTATGGTTTAATGGACTCAGCCACAGCTAGTAGTTCGGGGCAACCTAGTACTGGAGGTATTAGTGCTGATCATACCCATTCAACTACCACAGGAAATGAAAGTGCTAACCATACACATTCGGTTACAAATTCTAATACTGGAAGTGGAACAGCGTTTGGAATTATGTCGCCATCAATAGTTGTAAACTTCATTATAAAAACATAGGAGAATAATTGGCTGGATCTTTTTCTTATAATTCGATACCGACTAACTCCCCAAAAGGTAGTTCTTTTCAAGGCTTGCAATCATCTATTACTCCTATTGGAGTTATAAGATTGTTTGCTGGTTCTACCGCACCAAACGGATGGTTGATATGTAATGGCGATGCTGTAAGCAGAAGTGCTTATGGTGACTTGTTTAAGATTATTGGTACAACCTATGGTGTTGGTAATTCCAACACCACATTCACCTTGCCAGATATGCGTGGAAGATGCCCTATCGGTGTTGGAACAGGTGCTTCTTTAACAGCTAGAACTTTAGGATCAAATGTGGGAGCAGAAACAGCAACATTAGCGGAAACTAATCTCCCATCTCATACTCACACAGCAACAGTAGGAACACAAAGTGCCAATCATACACATACAGGCACTAGTGGCGGTGCATCTGCTAACCATACACATGGTTGGGGGAGAAATGTTGGATCAAGTGGTAGCTATGGTTTAAGGGATGGTGCTAATAGAAGTGCCAATGGAACTCCGAATACTGGATATGTTAGTGCTGATCACAGCCATTCAACTACCACAGGAACTGAAAGTGCTAACCATACGCATTCGGTGACGAATTCTAGCACAGGAAGTGGAACTCCAGTTGGAATTATGTTACCATCAATAGTTGTTAACTTCATTATAAAAGTATAGGAGAAAAAAATGTTAAGTTTAAGTATTATTTTGACAAATAGAATAGATGCCTCTGGAATAGCAACAGAGGATATCTTTAACATAAATCTGATAAAAACAGATTCAGATGGTGTTTCAAGAAATATAACCATGCCAGTTTTACTTGACTCAGAAATCGGAAAATTTATATCTAATCTTTCTGATCAAGCATGGAATTATAATCCAACTGCTGCACCAGATCCTCTTTCTCAAGCAAAAGCATGGTCATTCCAAAATATAGATAATGAATGGGCAGCTTTAGAAAAAATTGGTTGGGATTCTGGTCGTGGATACCATTTAGGTATTTCATCCTCTGATGTAGCACTTCTTGTAGGTGTATTTTCTCTTGCAAAAGAAGCAGCAGCGTTAGGTCTTCCTTTGCCAAATTTAATTAGCATGGAAAATACGGCTGTTGTTTTCTCTTCTATAGAGGAAATGACAACTGTTCTTTTAGAATATGGACAAGCTCGTTCAATTCTAGCTGGTACATTTGCAGATAAAAGAAAAGCGGTAGAAAATGCTACGGAGGTTGGAGTTGTAGGTGTTATAATTTAAACACTAAGTATTGTCTTTTTTATTTGAAAATTATGCATAATAATCTTTATAAAAAAAGATATTGTTTTTAATTATTTTAAAGTCAATCTCCTGATACAATTTTAAAATTTAATTACAATGATTATAATAATAAATAATAAATAATAAATAAATAAAGATTAAATTTAATACATAGATATAAATAGTTTACTTAAAGTGGAGTACTTATATGCCTCTTATATTTCAGACAGTTTCTTATAATATATCACTTAATCAATTTTATAGTTTTAAATTTTTTTCCACTGATGCTATTCGTCCGCTATCTTGGACTCAAGCTAGTGGAGTTTTACCAACTGGCATGACATTATCTACTAATGGAATTTTATCAGGAACGCCAACTGTAGCTGGTACTTTTGAATTTAACATTAAAATAATCGATGCTACAGGTAACAAGGCCATTAATAAGGTTATAGTAACAGTAACAGATCCTACTCTTTTTGCAGGTACTACTGGTGCTACTGGTGTTACTGGTAAAACTGGTACTACTGGTGCAACTGGTGCCACTGTTGGTTCTACTGGTGCTACTGGTGCTACTGGTAAAACTGGTGTTACAGGACAAACTGGTGCTACTGGTGCTACTGTTGGTGCTACTGGTGCTACTGGTGTTACTGGTGCTACTGGACAAACTGGCACAGCCTTAACTGGTGCTACAGGACAAACTGGAAGAAAAGGAGAAACTGGTAATACTGGTGTAACTGGTGCAACTGGCACTACTGGTGTAACTGGTGCAACTGGTGCTACTGTTGGTTCAACTGGTTCAACTGGTGCTACTGGTGTTACTGGTGCAACTGGTGCAACTGGTGCAACTGGTGTAACTGGTGCTACTGGTGCTACTGTTGGTTCAACTGGTGCTACTGGTTTTACTGGCCAAACTGGTGCAACTGGTGCAACTGGTGCAACTGTTGGTTCAACTGGTGCAACTGGTGCAACTGGTGCAAGTGGTGAAACTGGTGCAACTGGTGCTGGTACTACTGGTGCTACTGGTGCTACTGGTAAAACTGGTGCTACTGGTGCTACTGTTGGTTCAACTGGTGCAACTGGTGCAACTGGAAGAAGAGGAGAAGCTGGTGCAACTGGTATAACTGGTGCTACTGGTGCTACTGTTGGTTCTACTGGTGTTACTGGTGCAACTGGTGTTACTGGTGCAACTGGTGTTACTGGTGCAACTGGTGCAGGAACAACTGGTGCTACTGGTGCAGGAACAACTGGTACAACTGGTACTACTGGTACTACTGGTACTACTGGTGCAACTGGTGCAGGTACTACTGGTGCAACTGGTGCAACTGGTGCAACTGGTGCAACTGGTGCAACTGGTGCAACTGGTGCAACTGGTGCAGGTACAACTGGTGCAACTGGTGCGACAGGTACAACTGGTGCAATTGGTACAACTGGTGCAACTGGTATTACTGGTGCAACTGGTGCAAGTGGAGCTACTGGCGTAGGTGCAACTGGTGCAACTGGAAAAACTGGTACTACAGGACAAACTGGTGCAACAGGTGCAACTGGAACCACAGGTGCAACTGGTGCAGGTACTACTGGTGCAACTGGTACTACAGGACAAACTGGTGCAACAGGTGCAACTGGAACCACAGGTGCAACTGGTGCAGGTACTACTGGTGCAACTGGTACTACAGGACAAACTGGTGCTACTGGTGCTACTGTTGGATCTACTGGTGCAACTGGTGTTACAGGACAAACTGGTGCAACAGGTACAACTGGTGCAACAGGTACAACTGGTGCAACTGGTTCAACTGGTGCAGGTACAACTGGTGCAACTGGTGCGACAGGTACAACTGGTACAACTGGTGTGGGTACAACTGGTGCAACTGGTGCAACTGGTGCAGGTACAACTGGTGCAACTGGTGCGACAGGCACAACTGGTACAACTGGTTCAACTGGTTCAACTGGTGCAACTGGTGCAGGTACTACTGGTACAACTGGTACAACTGGTGTGGGTACAACTGGTGCAACAGGAAGAACTGGTACTACAGGACAAACTGGTGCAACAGGACAAACTGGAACTACAGGACAGACTGGTACAACAGGACAAACTGGAACTACAGGACAGACTGGTTCTACAGGACAAACTGGTGCAACAGGACAAACTGGTGCAACTGGTGCAGGTACTACTGGTGCAACTGGTGCAACTGGTGCAACTGGTACAAATGGTACAACTGGTGCAATTGGTACTACTGGTGCAACTGGTACTACTGGGATTACTGGGATTACTGGTGCAACTGGTGCAGGTACTACTGGGATTACTGGTGCAACTGGTGCAACTGGTACTGGTGCAACTGGTGCAACTGGTACTGGTGGCGGTACTATTAGCAATGACATATCAACAAACTTAATTAGATATGTTACTTATGCAGATGCAACATCTGGTAGTCTAAGCACAATATATACTTCATCCACAAAGTTGACATTTAATCCTTCGACTGGCGACCTTACAGTTGGTGGAAATGTAACTGCAAATTCAGATTTAAATTTGAAAAAAGATATCGCTACGATTACAGACGCTTTGCAAAAGGTTCGTGACTTGCGAGGTGTTTCGTTTTCTTGGAAGGAAAATGGAAGAAAATCTATTGGTGTTATAGCACAAGAAGTGGAGAAAGTATTTCCAGAGCTTGTCAATGAAACTAATAGTATCAAGAGCGTTGCTTATGGAAATATTATTGGTCTTTTGATAGAGGCTATAAAACAACAAGACAAGAGAATTGATGACTTGGAAAGGAGGTTGTAATGGCTTTCATTTCTGGTCCCGATGGCGACCTTAAAAACGCTTTCGTTTCTGACGCTTGGCTTCTTGACCAATTCGTTGGTAATACACTTTTTACTTGGGGATATAATGGTGTGGGTCAGCTTGGTGACAATACAATTGCAAACAAGTCAAATCCAGTTCAGACAGTAGCTGGCGGAATAAATTGGAAGCAAATTTCTGGCAGTATTAATACTCATACAGTTGGAATTAAAACAGACGGTACTTTGTGGGCTTGGGGGCAAAATGCTAATGGACAGTTAGGCGACAGCACAATTATAAATAGATCATCACCTGTCCAGACAATTGCATTTGGCACAAATTGGAAGCAAGTTTCTAGCGGTTATTATACAGCAGCGATTAAGACAGATGGAACATTGTGGACTTGGGGGCCGAATGTCACCTTTGGTCAGCTTGGCGACAATACTGTTGCACCAAAAAGCTCACCAGTACAAACAGTTGCATTTGGCACAAACTGGAAACAAGTTTCTTCTGGATTTTACCATTGTGCAGCTATAAAAACAGATGGAACTTTGTGGACTTGGGGAAGAAATAATTATGCACAATTGGGCATAAATACAGTAGCAAATAAATCATCGCCAGTGCAAACTGTTGCCTATGGCACAAATTGGAAAAGTGTTTCTGCTGGTGGAAGAACCACAGCAGCAATAAAAAACGATGGAACATTATGGATTTGGGGTGATGGTGATAAAGGAGAACTTGGCGATAATCTAAGTTATGTATCAGGAAACAATAGAAAAAGTTCACCGATTCAGACAATAACATTTGGAACAAACTGGAAACAGGTTTCCGCTGGTTATTATCATACAACAGCAATAAAGACAGATGGAACATTATGGTGTTGGGGTTCTAATACAGATGGACAATTAGGCGACAATACTATTGTAAGCAAATCATCGCCAGTTCAAACAATTGCATTTGGTACAAGCTGGAAACAAGTTTCTGCTGGTTATAAATTTACAGCAGCAATAAAAACAGATGGCACTTTGTGGAATTGGGGAGCAAATACCAATAACGGTCAATTAGGCGACAATACAACAGCAAGTAGATCATCGCCAGTTCAAACAACAGCATATGGCACAAATTGGAAACAAGTTTCTTGTGGGGGTTATCACACAGTAGCAGTAACAAATGGAGATATATAAAATATGTACGCAATAATAAACAACGGAAATATAATTCAAACTTTATTGAAATGGAATCCAAGGATGATCAGTTCAATTCTCCAAGAGGAGCTTGAGCTAGACATCAAGGTTCATTTCCCAGACGAAGCAAATGTTCCATGGACTATAAACGAAGAAACAAAGATATTCCAAGTAAGGGAAATAAAACCAGAATACAACCCAAAGATAGAGGAATTGACTGGGCCTAAC